GTACGAGTACCTAATAACGCTCGTAATGTTGTATTCGTGGTCACTGATTCCGACCGCTACGTCTGGAACGACGTCCGACAGGCTGTTGCACCAAATGCTAATGGCGTATGCCCGCCTTTGGCCCCGCAGCCGTTAGACAGAGCTATCTGGCGTATGATCGAAAGTTTACGGACTGGCAGTTGCGCGATGGCTAGGGCCCTGTCCACCGTTTTTGAAAAAATCGGTGCTGCAGGCTTTCCTTGGTCTCGTGTCAATAAGTTAGCGGCATTACTAACCGTCCGCTATCCACCTAAACCCGAAGTAACTACTACGCTTGAGGGTCGTGTCTTGCGTAACGTTCCCCGAGAAATCGGTGTACTTTACGGATATGGCTCCAACTGTAGGTTGCCATGGTTTGGGCATGCCGCTACTGTAAATGCGCTCGATCAAGTACCACTAACATGGGATCTCTCGCTGGCTTATCCAACCGCTCAAATAGGTGGCTGGAGTGTCTCAACCGAGCTGTTAGTGGGTATGGGTTGGAGTTCCATCGTATACTCTGACCAACCCTCTGCAACTATACGTTTACCGAGAACGCTCAGGTTATCAAGAATGATACGTAGGGCCTTCGAGGCTTGGAAAGACTCTTGTGGTCTGCGTGATGAATTAATCTACATGCCACGCAGGAGCAACTGGTGGGAGTTCCAACGTGCCTATATGCATGGTACCTTGGGTATGGAACCACTAACTAAACTAGTTGCCAAAGGTTTAGATATACCAGTTAGTTTCATGTGGGATAATCCACTAACTACCTACAGAACGACTACTGGTCGTAGATTAGGGATGGGTTGCTTCGCTACAACCGATGACTTACAACGTCCTGAGTTGTCTGCTGACACGTGTGATTACTTCGTGGCATACGGCAACACTTGGCGAGCGGGTCACGACGTGGCGAAGGCGGCACAACCATCTCATTTGGCTACCTCTTGTATCCGATTCCTTAACTATCTTAATGGTGCGGGTATCCGATATGAGTCGTGGGAACAACATACAGAATTTACAGAACAGGTGTATGCGCGGATAACATCTGCCGTGGACGCAGACA